AAGGAAAGTAACTAAAACACCATCATCTGCAAGAGCAGCTCTAACAGTAGTACCAGAATCAATGATCTCAGTATTAGTTAGTGTTGATGTAGCAGTTTCAGAGCTTGAGAAACCTGAAAATAATGTCTTCACATCACCATCAAGCTTACGTCCAATAGCTTCACCAGCTTTCATCGCCATGAAATCATTAGACCCTGAGCGACCGCCAAACTTTTGAGATTCAACAGTATTCTTAATAACTACCTCTGTTCTAACAGCAGTCAAAGAAACCTCAGTTTCAGTGTACTCACTATTAGCACTAAAAGTATATGAAGTAGATTCTGATCCAGCCTCAGCTGTAACACTGCCCTCTTTACCAACAAGCATAGTATTAGTATTAGTCGGCATACCCATGTCATTAACAAATGGTAATACCTTAACTTGCTCTAATAAAGCTCTTGAAAAAATCGGGGACGCTACATCCGTTGCATGAGTAATATTTGCTAGTTCCGTTTCATTAGCCATTATTTAACTCCTAATAAATTATATTTTTCTTTAAACTGTTCAACAGTTATTTTTGTTTCTAACGTGCCTTGCTTAACTCTAACATGAGTCGGCTCGGCTTCTTTGTAAACCTTTTCACCTTTTTTCTTGCTTGCTTCCGCATCAACAGTTCTATTTGCGATATATTCAAAATCACAAACTTTACTCTTTGGAAAGCATTTATTTTCTTTTGACATAATTGTTACCTAAAAAATTAATTTTGCCTATTCCTTAAGGCTTGCTGTGCAACATCCGCTAATTGTGCTTGCTCTGCCATTGATAATTTACTTAAATCCAATTTGCCAGAATTAACAAGCTCTAGATAGTTGCTTGCAGTTATGTCTTTTACATTACCTGAAAATGTTTCATTCTCAGATTTATTACCCTTGAATTGTTTTGATTTAACAGCACTAGGATATTGTGAAATCTTCTCTTGTATCCACTCATCTGTGGTTAATGGCGTATCTGGTGACGTATATCGGATATTATTTCTCTCATCTTTATAAACAATCTTACCATCAACCAGATCGGCTTCTCTCTCAGCATCCATCTTAATTACGCCTAGCAGATCCTCTTTAAAATGAGATCCAGCCTTTTGCATAATCTTGTCAGTACACTGTAAAGCTTTATTTTGCTGTGTAAGCTCATTAAGCTTTTGCTCCATAGCTGACCACTTTTCTTTAAGCGTATCGTCCATTTGACCGCTCTGCTCATTATTCTTTGGCGGTGTTTTGCCCTGACTAGCAACTTGAGCCTCTAACATATGGTATCTATCAGGATCTACGCCCTCGAATTTTTTTAATTGCTTATCAAGATTAGCATTTGAGGCGTATTGCGTATGATATTTTTGCTCAAATGTTTCTGCTTTTTGTGTTGCCTCTGCTAATTGAGCTTTTAAATCCTCAACAGTCGGCTCAGTGTTTTGTGTATCAGTGTTGTTATCACTCATAGTTATTATATGTTTCTAAAGTTTAAATTCTTTTTAACATTACGTGCAATTCTTTGCTCTTGCTTCTCAGTAAGTCCCCAATGTCTAGGACGTGACTTTAAAAGCCCTCTTAATATATTTCCTTTACCTCTGGCTCTTATCTTGCCTATAATGCTGTTTTTACTTCTGCTTATCAAAACCGATCTGGTTATAGACTTAATTAAGTTACCTGTAAAACTCCATGTTACTTTGTCTATCGGTCTGCCTCGCTTTAATCTTCTTTTAGCATACTGCTTGCTATATGGTGCATATGAAGCAACTGCCTTATTATCAATATCCACACCTGATAAAAGCCTAGATTTTAAAACTGCAACCTCTGTAAATAATATAGTATCGAGCTGAGTGCGCAATTGCTTTTTTATTTGCTTATCCAAATCAGCTACATTAAAATTCTTTTCTATTTCAACTGACATCTTGCATCGTCATATCAAGCTCACATTTCTTAAAGAAATCCTGTAGTAAATCAGCAACACCATCCGCTATATACTTAGATTCTCTATTAGTTTCTGTTGCATCAATTACAATGCGTAAAACACCATTATCAACCGTATCTGACTTCAAATGCACTTCAATCACACAGCTATCTGTATCCAAACTCATCACGTGCTATTTCATCTGTTACTGGTGCTAGATGATGTCTACAATTATATCCACCTAGATATACACTAGCTGGTGCTAATTGCCCGTTATCCCATGTCTTGATCTCATCCCAACTAAACACCTTGCCATCTCGCTCTCTGCAAAAGTCTCTCGATGTTTTAATAAGACCGCCAACATATAAGAATAAGTTTAACCCCATCTTTTGACCTTGTATTACTGTCTCAGTACGTTCAAATGCATCTAAATTAGTAGTTACTTCTGTATTTAGATTATTTACTATCTTGTCACCTATATTATCCTCTATATTTGATGTTCTGACTAGTGCGCCCTGTAATCGTGTATTTACTATGCTTGCATTAATATCTGCTAAATACGTCTCTATCCTCTGCCTGATCCGCTCAACATCAAAGCTAATCATAGTCCTAGTGATGTCTAAATCTTGCTCATTAAATGATGGATTACGCCTTATATCCTCAAAAGAATCTCTAACAGCATCAACTTTCTGCCTGTACTGTGATGTGTACTCAGCAATAAAGCCCTCTATATCTGCATTACTTATCTTAACTCTGGTATTAGCTATTACAGAAACTATCTCATCTGGACTTGTAGCTCTGTTTATTTCTGCCTCTGAGCTTCTTAACTGCCTGAATATATGATTGCGTATATCGGATGTAATTCTGGCAACACGCTCATCTAATAAGCGATCTTGCTTATCCCTCTTGCGCCTCTTGCTGTCCTCGAATGTCATTTATAATATTATCTATATTCCTAGCTATAGGATTAGCAGACTCAGCACGCTCATCATTCTCAATCTGCTTAAGGATCTCATCTTCCTCAGCTAAACTCATCAAGTTAACTGCTTTCTTTTTAACTGCCTTATCCCATTTATCATATGTTTTTACATCTTCTCTAAATGCGTTAAAAAGCATCATAAGCTCATTATTATCCTGAATTGATACATCATCTGATATAGCTATACGACCTTGAAAATCAGATAAGCCTTTAAAATCTGCCATTGTCTTAATCACTTTATTCATATAATCGTTAAGTGAGTTAATCTCAGACTTGATAACAGAGATAAATTCCTCTTTTTGCTCTTGTAGTGATTCTACGCTTGAGGACTCTCTTGAGTCGCTTGGCATAAATCTTGACATAAAGAATCCAGCCTTAAATATATTCATTTCAGACTGTGAAACCATATGCCTTAAAAAATCATGTGAGTCTGGTGTTAACTGAGTTACTGATCCATCTGCCTCTACTAACAAGGTAGCAGCTTCTGACAAATTAACCTCGTTATTATCTCCAGTGCCAGTAATAACAATCTTAGTATGTCCATGATAGCCGAGTACATTATTGGCATACGATCTAATATTAAAATTCTCTAGAATTGGATCTTTTAAGTTACTTGCAAATGACTCCTTTTCAATCCATGCACATATCGGAATATAATCAAAAGCTTGCTCACCGTTTGATATAACCACCTCATCATCAATAGACCATTCTTTATTTTCATCATCTCTGACATACGTAGTTATCTTATATACTGGATTATTGCCCTCTGAATTATCTAGCCAATATACATCCGATTTATCTCTGAATTCAGGTTTTGATTGAAATGATTCACGCTTCTTAAGCTCTTTATATTCACGCCTTACAAATTCAAACTGACCTCGCTCTTGCCTTGCTAATGATTGCCAATCTTTAACGTCAATTGTCGGTAATAACTCTAAAAATGGTCTTTGTCCTAGTGCTTCCTCTTCCTCTAAACTTTCTGCTCCGGTATCAAATGAATTAACTAGTACATATGATGATGCATATAAAAACCGCTCTAAGTACGCATCTTGCATAAAATCTAAAAATCTAGTGCCATGACCATCAACATCTTTTAACTCAGTCTCTAAAGGCTCTAAGTCAATCATCTCAGCATCTTGTTTAAACATAATGCCAATATATCGCTTGTATATAGCTTTCATGTAATTAATATATCTGGAGCGTTGTTCTCTAATCCGTCTTAGCCTTGCTCCGTAGTCTAATTGCTTTCCTCTATCATCACTTGTAATATATTCGTTTCTTTGCTTCTCTATTTCATGCATCCAGAGGTATTTTGCATCAATCAGATCCTCGTGCTTGCCTGTATATAATATAAGATAATCTTGCCAATCTTGAATATTGTTGTCGTACTTTGGATGGTTTCTAAGTTCTGTCATATTAATAATCTATTTGCCTAACTCTTGATCTAGGTTTCTCTTGACCTTTCATTTTGTAAAGGACTTCATAAGCAAGATATTTAATCGCATCATAGTGATGTGTATGCGTTTCACCAGCTGGTTTATCAAGCTCTCTTTTGCCCTCAATCGTTTCTGTTTTTAGTAATGACTCTTTAAGCTTAGTGCAATTACTACAAACAAACAAGATGTTATCAAAGAAAGCCCGATCCAGTGCATCAATAGAGTGCTTCTGTAAAATAACTTCTCTTTGCGCCCTGATACTAACATTTGTATATCCTAGCTCATTTAATATATTTTTAACGAATCCAAAATCTGATTTGCCTGTCTGCTTATCCCTTGAGTGTCCTGACCTGTCACCATATAGTAATATTTCAGTATTCTTATATATATCTCTTGGAAATTTGGCAGCAAATTCTACTATTGATGGTCTTAGTTTAGGCTTGCTACCAGATGAGGAGTCTAAGCATACCCATCTCCAGAAGCGATCTTCATATTGCCAGACTAATTGCTGTTGCACTGCTACCCATCCCACTGGATCATAGTTAAAGTCCATTGTTAAGTATATTGGTCGTGTCGGATCTGCCTCTTGTGGCTCTATATCGTGTACATGAGGTAAATATGATGGAGCTGCTAAATTAGCCGCCCTTGCTGTAAATTCTCCATGAATATAAGCACGTAAAAGAGCTTCATCATGTCCAAATGTTTCTATTAAAGAATCAACATAATCCTCTGGTATATATGGATTGTCTAAAACAGATAGCTTAAATCTGTATAACTGCTTTGCCTTGTGCTTGTGATATGTCTTACTTACATAATCCCAATCATCTGATTGGCTATCAGAATCAAATAAGTCTGCATAGAAATTCATCCCAACTGGTACGCCTGTATATACAGTATGAGGGTAGAGCGAGTTTCCATCTCTGACCCTTGAGTGAATCATGTCAAGGATCTCTCTATTTTTAACCGATCCAGACTCGTCCCCTGTTGCATGGCTATACTCAACAGCGTTAATTAAATCAGGCTTGACCGCTGCACTATGAAAATGCACTTCATGTCCTGAATAGCCTTTATATATAATCTTTGGATATGGTGATTTTATAACCGTATAATGATCATCTTCATTGAGTCCAAATTGAGTTAATACTTTCTGGTATGTTGGTATACCAGCATTAAAGATTTTATCGTATGTCGGATAGAATACAGCTGAGAATGGTGCTTTTTGATTAAGACCGCAGAGTATATGATGCCTCTGAAATGATAGATGCGTTTTACCAGCACCGAGACCAGCAGTAATCCCGATACGCTTTTTTTTACCCACTTCCATTATCTCAGGAAGCGTTAATGATTTTGCCAGTATCTTAGAGCATGGCAGATCTATATTAGCCATCACCAAATAGCTTTGGATTTATAACAGGAATATCTACTTTAGTATTAACATTGCTTGTCTCTTGCCATCCGCATCTAGTCTTTAAATAGAATATAATAGCTGTTAAATTACCTGATTTTATCTTTTTAAATAAATTACCTGTAGCTAGTGCATCAATCTTAGCCTTGCCATTTTCTAGCTCCTCTTTGTAATATTTACCTAGTGTCTTTGGTGACATCTCTATACAGTATGCGATCTGCTCATTTGTTAGACCGCCAGCTTTCATCCATTCTACTTGCTTTCTTAGCTCTTTAGTTGGTTTATGCGCTATATTAGCCATTATTCTATAGTTTTATAATCAAAATCATTGCCATTTATCTTTACTTCTGGCTCTTTGTTATTGTCTAAGCAGTATTTAATATAACGATTTAATATCACTTGGCAGTATTTAGGGTCTAATTCTATTCCGTAGCATTTTCTTTTTAGTTGCTCGCAAGCTATTAGTGTTGAGCCTGAGCCTAAAAAGGGATCTAGAACAATGTTCCCCTTTAAGAAATGCTTAAATATATCAGCAATTAATGCTATAGGCTTCTCACAAGAATGTATTGTTCTCTGAACTTTTGCACACTCAAACACGTCAGACGGGGGTTTTTTCGGTTTTTCGGGTTCTCCTTTTAAGCATAAATAAAACGGTTCATATTTTGGTCTCGTAAAATACCCTATCCCAAAATTATTTTTAACCCATATAGGCATAGATTTTATTTCAAATAACCCATTCAAGGCAGTAGTAAACTCTGCAATAGTTGACCATCCCATGAATGTAATTAAATATGAATCTTTCAACATCGAGTTTTTGCACTCAACAAACATTGAAGATAAAAAGCTTATAAACTCAACGTTCCCCAGATTATCATTTAGAATCTTATCGTGAGTTCCTCTTGGGGGTTTAAAATTAATATTATAAGGCGGATCTGTAAAAACCATATCAGCCTTTTTACCTTGCATTAATTCTGTATATGATTCCTCTTTTGTACTATCACCACATAAAACCCTGTGCTGACCTAGCTCTAATAGATCGCCCTCTTTAATAAATATATCCTCTGGTGGAGCTTCATTATAATCATCCTCAGTAATTTCATCCTCTAAAGCATCTATACTGAAATCATCAAGAGCAAAATCCTCAATAGGAAATTCGTGATCTATTAACTGACCTATCTCTAAATCTACATTTGGAATATCCCACTCACCAAGCTCTGCAATCTTATTATCTGCTATTCTATAAGCTTTAACTTCATCTTCTGTAAGCAATTCCTTTTTTATAATCGGTACTTTATCTAGTCCAGCTTTCTTAGCAGCAGTTACTCTAGCATGACCGGCAATAATAACATTATCCTTATCTATGATAACAGGTGAATCGAATCCAAATCTTTTTATTGAATTAGTTAGGGCAGTTAGCTGTTTTTCTGGATGTTTTTTATTATTAAACTCATATGGCTTGAGCTTATCTATTTCGATATATTCCATGTATTAATTAATATTAATGGAGATAGTAGCCATCTCTAAATGATGGATTAATAGTACCGTATTTTTTGTTATTTACAAAGACATTAACAGTCGGCTTCTTTTTATACTTCTTTTGCTTCCTGACTAAATCAGCTATCTCATAACCATAATCTTTTGCTCTGTATATGAATCCGTCTCCATGCGGATATGGTTTCTCATACTCAAATTTATAGAAAATCTTTTTTTTAGTGCCTAGCTTTATGTGTTTTGCTTTTATAGGGATTATCCAGACAGGCTTATAACCTCTTGGTATTGGCGGATAGTATTGTT